CACGCTCCGGGGCCAATTGGTTTACCACTCGCAGAAAAGCATGCTTTATTTCGTCATCGGTAAGCCGTGGGGTGGCACAGCGGGATTTTCCTTTATACTTATCGTTGCATTGCCAGATGACTTTCCTGTACTTATCCGTAGAATGCCAGACCTTGGAGCCGTACATGCCCCCGCAGTCCCCACATATGATACGTCCGGAGAAAATCCTGATTCCGCTATGGTGATTGGCCGCCTGACGTCTGGCAATCTCATCCTGTACCTGCTTAAACTGCGGCTTATCTATAATGGCCTCGTGAATATCCTCCACATAATATTGCGGTATCTCACCCTGGTTCGTGACCTGCTTCTTGGACAAGTAGTCCGGGGTATATTTCTTTTGGAGTAAAGCGTCCCCGGCATACTTCTCATTGGTCAAGATACGCTTCACCGTCTGGGGATGCCAATTATCTTGCCCGCCCGGAGCCTTTATGCCCAATTCCATAAGTTTCTTGGCTATGGCACCGTAAGACAGCCCGATGAGGAATTCACCGTAGATGAACTTGATAACCTTAGCCTGTTCATGGTTTACGACAAACTCACCATTCTCTCCCCTGTCATAGCCCAGAAAGTGGCTGAATGCCACCATCTCCTTGCCGTCTGCAAATCTTTTCCTGTGTCCCCATTTTACGTTTTCCGAGATGGAACGGCTCTCCTCTTGGGCAAGGCTGGCCATGATGGTCAGGAGCACTTCCCCTTTGCTATCCAGGGTGTGGATATTCTCCTTCTCGAAGTATACCTCGATGCCTTTGTCCTTGAGTTTTCGGATGGTAGTCAGGCTGTCCACAGTGTTTCTGGCGAAGCGGCTGACGGATTTTGTGACGATGAGGTCAATCTTTCCAGCCAGTGCATCCGCTATCATGGACTTGAACCCCTCACGATGCTTGGTACTGGTACCGGAAATGCCCTCATCCGAGTACATCCCTGCAAATTCCCAGTCCTCGTGGGTGCCTATGTAATGCTTGTAGTAATCCAGCTGGGCTTCGTAGCTGGATTGCTGTTCCTCAAGGTCTGTTGATACGCGGGCGTAACCAGCAACTCTGCGCTTTCGCTTCTGCTCGTTAATATCCTGGCTCCTACGGATAGTTGCCGGAATCCTTATAACCCTTGGCATTTCTGCTTCCTCCTCTTTGCGCTCAATACCGCTCTGGCTTTTTTCAGCGTTTCCCGACGAGCAGATAATTGCTCATCCGAAAGCCGTGGATTGGCGTTTCTAAAGTTGCCGCATTTATGGATTTCCTCTCCATCCTTCATTTGAAATACCACCTCATTCGGATGTTCAACACGGATGTAATCGACCAAGGTCATAAACTCCTCACCAATAAATTCTGCCTCCCCCAGCACCTCCCTGGCTGCAGCCTTGAGCTTTTCTTCACTGAGACTCTTCACTCCACAGGCTTTGCCACTCCCCGGATGGCTCCATCTTACGATGCCGCCCCTCCCCTTGACCCGGTTGAAGGTTACTCCACAATGACCGCATTTTATTCTGTGGGTGAAGGGGTAATTCTGTCCATGGAGCAGGAAATCACGATTGGCCTCCATGGCAAACGTCCATTCTGTAACGCTTCCATCACAGAATACACATCTTAGTGCATCTCCCGGCAGAAGTTCCAGATGGTCAACCAATTCCCGGAAATTTTTTTCATAAAAAGTATCCATCCCCATAGCCTTGGCGATTTCCTTCATTAAAATATCTTCTGAAACACCTTTCATGGTGCACTGGGCATTCATGCATCGGTATCTTCCCTTGATACGGACCAGGCTTCTGCCACAAAGGCCACACTTAATGCGCGCTGTGAGGCAATTCGCATAATGCCGCCTGTAGCCCCAGGTCCCGTTTTCCTTGAGGTGCTTTATTTCTGCTTGTACCCTATCGAAAAGCTCTGGAGTGACAACGGCTTCGTGATGAGCCGGCACAAGATATTTTTCATGTTCTCCGCCGTTGATGACCACACGATGTGTCAACGGGCTTTCCACATAGAATTTCTGCAGCATGATGTCACCCTTGTAAAACACATTCTGAAGCATCCGAACAATGGTGGTAGTTGTCCAGTGTTTGTCGCTGGTCATAACCAGCTCTCTTTTCATTTCCGTAGGCGTTTTCCCCTCCAGAAATGACTTGAACATCCAGCGCACCTTCGCTGCTTCTGGCTCATAAATCGCGAGCTCGTTTCCGTTCCAGCGATATCCGTAAATTCGATACCTGCCATTTGGAATCCCCTGCTCAAAGCGCTTCCTGATTCCCCATCTGACATTCTTGCTGATGCTTTCCGCCTCATTCTGGGCAAAAGATGCAAGCAACGACAACATGAGCTCGCCGTCGGAGCTTAACGTCCGCAGGTTCTCCTTCTCAAAGCGCACTTCAATGCCAAGTTCCTTAAGGTGTCTTACCGTATTCAGCAGGTCTACGGTGTTTCTGGCAAAGCGGCTAATAGACTTAACGAGAATGATATCTATCTTCCCAGCCTCGCAATCTGCCATCATTCGCTGGAAATCAAGCCGAGCTTTGGCAGAAGTGCCGCTTACGCCTTTATCAAAGTAAACACCAGCATAATCCCACGCAGGGTTCGCCTGTATGTACTCGCTATAGCGGCTGATCTGTGCCGACAAGGATTTCAACTCCTTATCTGTTGCCACAGACACTCTGGCATAGGCAGCCACTCTCTTCTTTGCCTCGACAACAGGCAGCCTGCTTGCAAGCCTTGTAATCTTCATTCTGCCACCTCCCTCGTATCATATTAAGGCTCTAAACCCCTCTTCTATCAAGTCTTTTTCAGACAATAATGGGGCATAGATTGGGGTATACTTCTTAAGCATTTCCTGGTTGAATAATCGGTAGTCAGCCTTTGAGATAAGCCCCTTGGACAGGGCTTTTCTCGTATGTGCCATGGTTACCAGATATGTGACCTCTTCTTTCATTCTGCGCCCTCCGATTTTTCCAGGGTGAACTCCTCGCCTACCGCAAGCTCCGATAAAGCATCATCGTTCCATAAAATGCGATAGTCGCTATGCCCGTTACGCTTAAACGGCAGTTCTTCTCCATAGGATTTGCCAGCCTCAGTCAGCCGCCACACTTTACCTTCACGTACCTGCCAGCCATGTTCAGCCAGTAATTTGTTCACTGCCTGCGCTTTAAGGCCAATACATTCACCCAGCTGGGTGGGGTTGTAACTACCAACATTATGCCCGGCTGGTGACAGAAGTCCCCTGAGTGGCTCCATGCTGATACCATGCAGACGCTCGGCGTATTCCAATGCTTGCAGGGTTGCCATGCCATCCTTGATTCCCGTAACCAGCTGAAGAATAGCCACCTTGGACTTAACAGCGTCCTCTAATGCGTCACCTGCTGGCGTGGTTGATGTATCAATAACCGGAACAGAACGCTTCAGCAGTTCCTGCTCCATATCATTGAATGCCTGAATGTACTTGATTTTCCATTCCAGAGCCTTGCTACCCGTAAACCCCATCACGAGCAGGCTGAAGCCGTCACGATTCATGATGAAGTAACGGAACTGCTTTCCACGGTACTCATGGTTTTCCTCGAAGAACATTGTTTTAGTAACGCAATTTTGCGTTACTAAATTATCAATACTTCTGACCACGTCAGCTGGACGCTTCCCAAAATTCTTAGCCACCTCGCGGCTATCCACCACAACCCGGTTCTTTACCACACTTACTAACTCTTTCACGTTACTACCTCCGTTGAATGTCATTCCTGGATTTTATCCTTTCCCCTACGTATAGGCGAAAATATCCACCCCCACAAAAATAAGCCCGGCAGGATTTCTCCCACCGGGTATCATGCCATCAGCATATTCACTTGTTCTTCAGCTGCTTCATAACCTCCGTCAGCTTCTCCGGCACCGGAAGGCCGATCCTTCCGGCATTCTCCACGATGGAGATACCTTCATTGGCACAATAGAAAAATATGACGGCTGTGCGCAATACGCACCCGCTTCCTATCATGTG